TTGCATCATTTAAACTTTTAGCAGATTGTTTAACTTCTGTTAAATCACAGTCTAAAAAATCTAAATCACTTAGAAAACTACCAGCATTATGTGCATCGTACCCACACTCTAAAATTTTAATATTATATTTTTCAATTACTTCTTTTAAATGAGTAACAATAAACTTATAATCAGTCTTTATTCCAAATGCTCCAGTAGTCAATGTTAAAAGTCCCTCTCTTACCCATATTCTGTATGGAACATCATCAGTTTTTTCATGTTCTGCAAGTCTTAACTCAGGCATAAATGAATGGCTATAAATATATATTTGATTATTTTCTAATGGAAATACTAAGGATATACTTGTTAAATCTCCACCTTTTGAAAGGTCAAAACCTAAATAAGCACTTTTCCCTTTCATATCTTCAAGTGTCAAATCACTTTCACATTCTTTGAATTTACTTAAATCAATATATTGTCCATCTTTTGCAGTTACCCACATATTTAATTGCTTTGTTAAGAAGTTAGTTAATTCATCTCCACCTTTCTCTTTTGCATCTATTGCTTTTTGGCTATATAAAGCTATTTTCTTTTTGTTTGGTGTTATCCCATCTTCCTCAAATAAAAAATAAGGATTAGATTTAAGCCAGTTCTTCCAGTCCCATATATCATCATCCTTATCCATTTCACATATAAAAATAAAGAGAGTTTCTTTTTCAATCACTCCTTCAAGTATCTTTTCACAAAATTTATAGTGTTCATAACAGAAACCATTTAAGTTAAATCCTGCTGTTGTAATAGCCAATGTTAAAGCATTCTCAACATCAGCTTGACCATCTAGCAACAGTTTATACATCTGATTATTTGGGTGTGCATGTAACTCATCACATATGGCCAGAATATTTCCAAAACCATCCATTGATTTTGTATCTCTACCTATTGACCTTATAACAGTTCCAGTTGCTAAACTTTTTATAGTTCTATCATGTTCTTTTATTTTATAAAGTTCACTTAAATCATTGTCAGACTCTATAAAGTTTCTTATTTCATCCCATACTATGTTAGCTTGGTCTTGCTTTGTTGCAGCACAGAATATCCTATCTTTATTTCCTAACAATGTACTAAACATTGTAGATTCTGCTCCTGATAAGAAACTTTTTCCATTTCTTCTGCCTACTTGCAAATAAGCCTCTCTAAATCTTCTTTCTTTTGTTCTCTTTTTCTTCCATCCGTGTAATGAACCTATTATAAATTCTTGAAAACCTCTTGTTTTTAAATTAGTTCCATCTTTTAATGTTAAAGTATTTGCAAAATTTATAGCAAATTCTGCCTCTTCAGCATCAAATTTATACTCTAATTTCTTATTTTTTAAGTCATCTAAATGTCTTTTACATGCTAAATACTCCTTTCTGCCTGCTATTTTTTTACCACTTACAACTAATTTTGCATAGGCTGTTGTCCTATCTTTTATCATATTAGCCTTGCTTTCTTGTTTTTAACAAAGTTATAAATTTATTTTCAGCAGGTTCTTCTCTAATTGGTACGACTAATTTTAATCTATCTGTAGTTGCAAGTCCTAATTTTGTTGAGCATTGCATTATTTGTTTTACATATTTTTCCTGGACATTTATTAGAGGATTTATAATTTCAATTTCTCCATTGGCAGTTTCTTTATAACAAACAGGACCTTCTTTTTGTAACTTCTTGCTAACATTTACATAACTATCATAAGAGTTACAGTAGATGGCTAATATCCCTAAATCTAAGTTATCTAAAATATTTACTTTTCCTGCTTCAAAAACAATTCTGTCAAATTCTTCTTTTGCAGCTTTAGATAACCAACCAGGAGCAATTAAATTATCTCTATCTATTTTCAATTTTTTTTCTTGTTCTTGTCTAGCTTTTATTTTTTCTTTTCCGATTTTTCCTGAACTTATATCAATAATTTTTCTACTTCTTCCTGCCATATTTTTTCACCTCCATAAACTGAAAATTTCATTTCTGGCATTTTCTCCAGAAAATAGAAGGGAAGCGGTATCCAAGCCAAAGACCAAAAACTTTTTTTTGACTCCCCCCTACTTGTAATAATTTTTAATTATATTAAATAAAACTTCTTTCATTTTATTTTTACTTTCTAAATTTTTATTATATTCTGAATGGATATAGCTATGTGTTTTATCACTTATCCATATTAGGTTATTAATATCTAATGCTTTACTTCTATCCTCTTCTAACTCATCTATATGATGTGAGAGAGTACCTTTAACTATGTTATTATTTATAACTAACTCATACAAGTCTAAGCCATTAGCTTTTAACTTACATAGTGCAGTCATACTCTTCCAAGCCTTACTATGATAAAACTCTGCATTGTCTTTATTCCTGTACTCTCTATCATATATCTTATGCCTTTCCTTTGTGCAGCTGCATACTTCATTTATTCCTATTTTCTTTCCACACTTACCACATATCTTCATTAACATAATTAACCTCTTGAAATAAAAAAGACACACCATACGATGTGTCCTTTAAAAGTTTTTTAATTTTTCTTTAAATATTCAATTAATGCCTTTTCTATTATAGTTGTAAATTTTTCATTTGGATATTTTAATTCTATTTCTTTGAAAAGCTGAGGATCAATTCTAAAAGTTTTATTAAGTTTCTTTTTACTTGCATCTAACTTTTTTCTTCCAGCTCCTTCTCTTGCTCCACCAGATGCCATAATCAACTCCTTTTATTTTTTAACTTGATCCATCTAATTAAATTATAAATACATAATATCAATATAATTACAGCTAATAGTAAGTTTCTAAAGTAAAAATTTACTAATATAAGTATTGATACTATTATTGATAATGTTAAAATTGATATATTTTTCATTGATTTAATGAATAAAAATTGATATAATGTTTAAGCAGGGAGGGTTGTTATCCCTCAACTGCTTAGCTATTACTCTATGATTATCTTTATTAGCTCAATTACTACGACCAGCAGTTCGAGTATTAAGATTATCATTTGTAGTAGCTCTTTTTTTTCTATTCCTCCTTTCTTCTCATTTTTCTTCTTTTTATTCATCTTTTCACCTCCTTATGTATTTATTATAACATAACCTTTTGATTTTTGCAAGTGTTTTTTCAAAAAAATATAAATTTTTTTTAAATTTTTTTAGAATTTTTACTACTATAAAAACTATGAATTTATCTATATTTAATTAAATTTTGACTAGTGGTATTTTTTAATAAAAAACTACTAAAATTACCACTAATTTAAACATAAAAAAAGCCTAGACATCTCTTTGCCTAGACTTTTCATTATATATAGTATATCACATATAAAAGGGAATGAACAGGGAGGAAAACGGTAAAATTTTAAAAATCTTCTAAAATTTCTTTAGGAAATAAATATAATGATAAACTATCAATTAGCCTATTTCTATGACTTCTAAATGTTTTTTCACTGATATTTAATTCATTACAAATTTCTTCAGCAGAATAATTTTCAAAATATTTTAATTCTATTATTTTATAATATTTATCCTTTTTTATAAATTTTAGAGCATTTTCTGTTTTTAAAATTCTATTTGTATATATCAATATTTCATCATTTATTTTATCTCTTATATACTCCTTTTTCTCTATATCAGGCTTATAATCAACATATCCAACTGGCTTAGTGGAATCAGGATTTATTTTTTTTACTATTTCTATATTATTTAATTGTTCTTTTAAAGAATCTACCATTTTTTGAAAGTTTTTATAGTTTTTTAAAATAACTTCAACTTTCCTATATGGAGATTTTAAATTATTTATATTTTTTAAATCTTTAATTTTTGTTTCTACCCTTTCATCTATGATTTTATATATTTCTTCTTTTTTCACCAATTCCACCTCTTCATTTTTTGTACTTTCCATTTCTATAAGCATTCAATTTTTCTATATGCTTATTAAAATCTAAGTCTGTAGCTTTGCATAACAATAATAAATTTATAGTGGCAGTTACTAAGTCTAATGCTTCTGCAACAAAATTATCTCTGTTTTTAACATATCTAAAATCATCATTTTTTATCTCAACTTCATTTAATAGTTCCTGGTACTCTTCTTTTACTTTCTCAAGTTGAGCCATTGCTGTTGCATATGATATAGATTTATAGTTTTTTAGTTTATTTAAATTAATCTTTTCTTTATCTTTGCCATGTTCCCAGATATGTGTTTCTAATATGGTATCAATTCCATAAAAATTTTTTAGATTGTTTATAAAATCCTGAACAACTTCCTCTTGTTGCTCATCATTTAAAACATCAATAGCTTTATAATACATATTTCTAGTTTCTTCTATACCATTTAGCAAATATTTTATTTCTATGTTATATTTAATCATTTTACTAACCACTTCCAAATTAACATTGCTATTGAGATAGCCTCTACAAATACTAATAAACCAAAGAAAAAGTTTAAATTTTCTGCTCTAGTCAATTTATTATCTGTCTCATGAAAACTTTCATTCCAGTATAAAGCATTATTTCTATAATATTCTTTTTCTTTCTCTGCTTTTTCTCTTTTTTCTCCTGCTTCTTTAGCTTGAGTTATATAAAATATTCTTTCAGCTTCCAGCTTCTCAAATTTGTCTTTTAGATTTGTTTTTTCTTTGTTTTTAGCTAGTAAATTATTATTTAAAATTTCTATTTCCTCTTTCAAACTATCAATTTCTTTGATATAAGCTTTGTTGTCTTGCTTATTATGTCTTAGATTCTTAACTAGATTTAATAAATAATCTTCACATTCTTTTATACTGTTTAGCTTAGAAGCATTAAAAGTAACTCCAGCTTCTTTATTAGCTTTTGTTATAAAAGTTCTTAAATAATCTCTTGTTTCTATTTTTTTAATTACCATCTATTTCTCTCACTTCCTTATTTAACCTCTTATTAATAATATCTATATTTTTTTCTACCAACTCAATTCCTATTCCATACATTCCTAATTCTTTAGCAACAATTAAAGTAGTACCACTTCCTAAAAATATATCTAACACAACACCATTACATGGACAACCTGCAGATATACATCTTTTAGCAAGTTCTTTTGGAAAAGTTGAAAAATGAGCTTCTTTTATCCCCACAGTTCCAATACTCCAAACTGTCCTCATGTTTCTACCTTTTTCACTTAAAATATTTATCCATTCTTTACCTTCTCTCATTCCACATTTACTTTTACCTGCTTCTAAATATTTATGGGAATTAGGTATTTTCCCATCTTTAAAAGAGTTTAAAGTTTTATCTGCATAAGGTTCATACAGTTTATTAAAATAATATTTTTCTTTTTTTGTAAAAAAGAATACTTCCTCATAGTCATTGGTAAATCTATCTTTTACACTCTCTGGCATTACATTTGTTTTTTGCCATATAATTTTATTTCTAAGAATCCAACCTCTATTAATCATCTCTATCATGAACATTGCTGGTATTCCAACAAGACTTTTTCTTTTTAGTCATGCATTTTATTTTTTTTAAATTTTTATCTTTAACATCTTTATAAAAACCTCT